GATAGAGGCGGTTGCGCTTTTCGATACGTTCTGTCCATTCTTTTTCGTGGAAGAGCATATCAAGCACATCACCGTACTCTTCTCCTTTAAGATTGTCAAGCGAAAAGGCGTGAACTGTCGGACTCATAAAGGTCTTTGCTATCTCACGAGTATTAACTTTCTTCTTCTGTGCTGACATTAGCGGCCTCCTTTCTTGCTTTTAGCCTTGCCCTCAGTATTGAGAAGTTCACGAAGAAGACGAGAAGCAGAAACAATATCACTGAATGGGATGACATAACTTTGAATATGTTTACGACAAAGTTCTCTGTCTTCCTTAACGGCTTCACGCTCCAATCTCTTAATTTCATCATCAAGATAGAAACGTGCATTACGCAAGTCCTCCAGTGCTTTTGCCTTATTGTTCATACCTTCTTCACGCTTTAAGCCATGTCGCCAAAGGTAGTTAATCACGTTGCCAACATTGAAGTTATAATGTCGAACAATGTCAATGCACTCTACACCTGATGGGTGAGCGTTATAGTAACTTGGGTGTTCTACTCTGCTGTCTACCTTCTTCTGTGGGGCAGCAGCGGGAGAAGTCTCTTTTGCTTTGTTTTTTTTACTCATTTGTTTATATATGGTTTAGGGTTTATTTATCATAAGAGTGCTTATGTAACGATAGGGCAACTACTCTTAAAAATGACTTTTCAGTTCTCTGATAACCCTTTCAAGTGAGGCGGTAACAACCTTCGGAGGCGGACAATCCTCAAATGAACCCGACCCACGTCGATAGGCTTCATATCTACGAAGCACCTGAAGGTCGTGCCAACGAAGCTCTTGTTTCTTACGCAGGTCAGCCTGAGTGTCGCTATCGTTGTCTATAGTACGCAGGAAGTCTGCCGCACGTTGTATGTAAGTATTTGCCTTGCTCATAGCTTTTCTTCTCGTGATTTTGAACGCATCTTAAAGAATACCTTCAATGGTGTTAGAAGTAAAGTTGTCGTATTTCTCACGAAATCACCGAACTCGTCTAAATCTGCCAGTGCACGGAAAAAAACGTATGGCACATACAGAACATAAGCAACCACGATATAGATGGTTACGAATGACATCATAAATCCACGTCCGATTATTCTCACGACTTTACTCATATTGTCCTTTACTTTCTCAATTACTACTTGTGCCCGTGTGCGGAGTCGAACCGCACTTTGTCCTCAGCTTTCGGCAATCATAGCCTTATTTCCTCTGCCTATCCGTGTGGCAGTCGCACGGGCGAAAAAGAAAAAGGTCAGTCCGCTTAGGCAAGTTTCAGTATGCAAGATAAAGACTCTTACGCAGACCGACCTTAACGAAGATTATAATAACTATAAAACTATAAAAGAAATGCCAGCTATTATCCCTCTACCGTTCCTCCAGGCAAAGGCGGATTAACTCCCGCACCACCACCACCACCAGGCTTGCCGCCCGGCTGATGTTCCTTGCCCTCCTCAACAATGTTGTCTTCCTCGATAGCAACGCCACGGTCGTCCACCTTCTGCCAGCTCACCTCTGCGGCAAACTGCTGACTGAACTTGATGCTCACCGTACAACCTAAACGGCTTCTGCCATTAGCTGCATTGACCATCTTAGCCGTAGCCGTAACCTTGTCGGTGTCTTTTACCGAACACTGAAGGTTAGGATAGACTGTTAAGAACTTGTCTCCTAAATTGCAACGGAAACCTTTCAGCACATTGCGCTGAACGACTTTCATAAAGTCAGTCACTGCCGCCTGCATAATAGAAGGCTCGATAGAGGTGTTATCACACGCCTCACGACAAAGCTCTGCAAAGGTCAGAGTGTCGTTAGGAATAGGAACAGCATAGAAGCTATGCTTACCTAACTTTTTGTTTTCCCTTACGGTATATTTGACTCTTGCCATAATATACATTCTTTTTAAGGTTGAACATTAGAATTATCATCACAAAGATAGTTCATTTATAAACTTACGTAGGGACAGAAAATACAGCGTTTTCAGTTGCTATAGTAAGTCACTTCGGGTTAGTATAGCAAGACGCTTAGAGTTACTATAGTAACCCGCTTTGCCTTGCTATATCACCCTTTTATGAGTTATTATAGCAATCTATGCCGACTTACTGCCCTTCTCGTTTCATCCCGTTAGACTTCAACAAACTATCTACAGCATACTGTGTCTGAACTTCATTGTCCATCTCTATCAGTTCCTGGAGCCAAGCAGGATTTTCTTTCCTTACCTTTGCAGCAGGCTCAACACATTTGCGAAACAACTCAAACACGCTTTCTTGCCGCAACATATTAAACAAGAGTATTTCAGATATTCCTGTCATATCTGTTTTTGCCATGTGAAGTATTGCGAAGCTATCCATATAAAGATAATTTCTTCCCATACGCTCACATAAGGCATCCATAGCATTTAGATGCTCAACATACTCCTCGTTCAGTTTCATAAGTTCTTCTTTATCCATAAGAAACAAATATCAAATAAGAATAATAAATAACACAAGTTGACTATAAAAATCTGCTATGAAAACTATTCTCCCCCTTCCTTTTCTTTCAATCCAAAGACATCAAAGATTTTAGTTAGAGCCACGGCTTCCACCTCATACTCCATAAGCGTCTTACCAAATTCTTCATCAAACAACTGAAGCGCACCACGAACAGTTTTTGCCTGAACAAGAAACTTTAGCGAATGACGCTTTTCTTTGCCAGTTTTTTCATCAAGACCAATAACCGCCACCTGCACTTTGTACCAATAATCAGACTCAGAATCCTTAGAGGCAAAGACTTCTGCATAACGTGCCGTGCGTACGGCGTCCACCGAGAAATCACCAGAAATATAATGCTTCATCTCTTCAGTAATATTCGTCTCAGCCTCAGTAAACGATAAGGCTGATACTAAATACTTCTCTGTAACGCTCTTCATAGAGCCATCCTCCATAGTCTTATCATACTTTACGGAGGTTTCAATCCATTATTCTTTCATATAAAATCTATTGTTTAAATGTTCAACTTATTCTTTTGCCTATTCTTATAATACAAACCAACCTTCCTAACCTAATAGTTCTGTTTCAATTTCATTTATCACATCCTCAAGCGTAGCACAAGCGTCATACTCCCTCTTCAAGGTTAGTAAGACAGCAAGGGCAGCTTGCTTATAGTTTCGTTCTGTTGATCGCATAGTTTATTTACGAATCTTTTCTTTATAGATACGCTTTAAGACTTTTAGATCCATAGAAGGCTTCTCTTTCAAGACCTCAAGGAAGGCATCACGACCTAAGGAACGGTAATAGGGTTGAAAGTCCGCAAGTATCAAGTCGCACGGCTCGCCTGCTGGGATAGCCATACCATCCTTTGCGTAATGCTTGCTCTTTGGGTCGGACAATTCAAGGACACTGATACCCTCTTTGTTTACGATGATATAATGATGTCCATTGAAATTCATCTCACCAAAATGTCTTACAACAGACAACTGACTATTTGCCCAGTACTCTTCTGCCATACAGACAGGTGTAATCTTACTATTCATATTCGTTTATTATTACGTAACAACATCTATCTAATCCTCTGCGAAGCCTATCACAGTCAACTTGTCTTTCAAGTCGTCCCAAGCTACACCTCTGAGGTAACGCACAAGACGGGAAGGCTTGCCATTCTGCTTCATCGGATTAATAAGGACATTAGGCTCAAAATAGTAATTATAGCCAGCAATACGGAACTGACGACCATTATACTCGCAAAGAGTGCCCACTTCAAAAAGCTTATTCTCTGCAAGAAATGTCTCTCCGATACGTCCCATCTCTTGCTGTAACGCTAAAATTTGTTTTCTCTTCTCGGCAAGCAATGCCTCTGTTTCTTTTCTATTCATATATGTTATTCATACTAAGTTATCTATTCTTCGACTGGTAAAGGAAGTATCTTAAAGCCACTTCTCATTACTTAGTTTTTACTTCATTCACATAATCCATGATATAAACTCATACAACTATAACCTCCGTCTGGCTCAAACATATCAAGCTGTGCGTCATTACGATTTACATACTTGAACACTTCCTGTACCGTGGGATATTCACCATTTGCGCAAAATCGCTTTGGTATGTAAGTCGGTGCAAAGAAAGACGAGCCTCGTTCTGTTTCTTCTCTCATCTTCTGTTCTGCCTTAAGTAGACGTTTACTTGCCCATTCATCTTTTGAGATGAGTTTTACTTCACGCTTTCTACACATCACACAAGGAAAACATCCGACCCTTGAAAAGCCTCGTTCATACAAAGGATTAGGTCGCTGTCCATTCTTCAGTATATAATCTATAACATCCTGTGCTGACCATCTGAATATAGGTCGCAGGACAGAAGCATCGTGTGTCTTACACCATTCTATCACATCTTTCTTGCGATATAGACCTTTTACTTCATTGTTGAAGTAGTCCTTAAAATAAGAACATTCAACATCATACCCAGCTCGTGCAGAACTTTCCTTTGCTCTAATACCTTGAATAATGATGAAACTCTCATCCTGTGAGAGAATATAGTCTATCATAGGTATTACTTTTAGTTCAGAAGTACAGAACCTTGCCATTAAAGAAGGAAAACGCTTCTTTTTTATACTCATATCCACAAAATCCTTATACTTCTTACTTTTGATAGTTACTAAATTAACACCAAGTACATCTACAATAGCGTTGATATGCTCATAGGTGTCAGCGTGTTCCCACCCTGTGTCACAGAACACTGCCGTAACGTTTTCTTTTCCATAGTCGTTTACAGCCTTGATTAGGCAAGCTTGACTATCTTTACCGCCACTAAATTGTACTAATATTTTCATAGCTTAATCAACTAATTCAAAACTATACGCTACCACCCACGGATTGCGCTCCCACGTGCCATTGCCACTGATTTTGTCAATGAGTGAAGCAAAGGCTAAGCGTGGAAATGGAAACAATTTCAAACATCCAGAAGCCGTTTCGCGATGCGCTTCCTTTTCACAATCCTTAACCTTTACACCTTCTGCATAAAAGCCTATTGATGCTCTTTTTACACCCTCACGCAAACATTCTTTATCAGAGATGTCTTGTAAGTGTTCTACCTTTACATCTGTAATTCTAATATGGCGTTTCATTAAGCTGGCTCTAACGAACATCTTATTATTCCAACCTGCTGACTCCGTCATAAACCCATTCCCGACCATTTCAAAGTCAGCATTAGGGTAAACTTCTTTGTAGCTTTGCGCAATTGCAACTATATCACCAACCTTATAACGTGGATAGTTCTCTTTTGGAAGATTATAAATTACCCCCTCGTAATCAAAGAGCCATTTACCATTATCAAAAAAAACTTTTGACGGATACACTCGGATTAGTTTGCCATCGACATTTTTATCTAATGTCAGGGTAAATTTTCTCCTTGTCATTGTCTTTGTGCCGTTAAGCACCGCCTGCGTAAGGCAGTACTTATCTGAAAACATTATTTTCTTAGCCATACGCTTTACTTCATTAATTCGGGGTTGTCTGTAATGTTGCCAACCACCTCTACTTTTATATTAAAATAATCCATAGCAAACAATGCCTTTTGCATGCTGTTGTGAACATGCCCCTTGACACATTTAATCATAAATGAACCGTTTTCAAAAACAACCTTTGCAAGACATTCAATCTCTATGGGATTTATTCCATCTGTTATATATGAGAAACACACAATATCCCCATCAAAGATTTTAACCCCGTTCTTGTCTTTCACCCCCGTGTACTGCCCAATTGTGTCAGGACTGACGGCGTAAAGATTATATGCCTCTTCCCACGACTTAGGTACACAGACGCTGATACAAGGTACATTACTCGGTGCTGTTAGTCCATAGTTGAACAAATATCCGTAAAGCCACTCACCTGTGCCGATAGACTTCCCTCTGAATAATATTTCTCTTTTCATGCTACTTACTGAATAAAAAGTGATACAAAATAACTGCGGTCGCAACTCCCCAGCCACTGAATGCTATTGCGTATACAATCCTTCTTACTATAGAAAAACTCTCCAAGGCAAGCATCCGGCATACACTGTAGCCCATGGCAGATACCAGGCACGTTTTACATCTACTTCACAAAAAAGTCCTATAGAAACAATTCTAACTTTCATACGCTTTACTTCATTAATTCAAAATTAGTCATTCTAAGTTATCTATTCTTCAATTGGTAAAGGAAGTATCTTAAAGCCACAGTTCACAGCATTTCGCTCACGGATAGCCGAACGGATAGTATCACTATCATAGTAAATTACCCAACGTTCGTCACTATCAAACGACTTATCACCCAATATATACCCCTTCTTTAGCATATTATAACGTAAACAGTTAGCTTTACGTGAAAAGGGTTTCTGCTGTAGGATTTTACCAAGACGTGTCTGCGGTTCTATTCCAAAGCGGATGCGCCTACGTTCTTTACTGATAAGTAATCGACGTCTCTCGGATCTCTCCTTCATACATTTTCGATAGCGATAAGGACTTATCTCTTTCAGACGTGCAAGAGGAACAAAGCCCGCCTCACGTAGTCGGCGCGTAGCTTCCAAAGCAGCAGCGCAGGGGGCTTTACCTCGAAGTGAATCATAGTAGCCATTTTCCTCACACACTTTCTTTATCTGAGCCGCCTGCCGCTTCTTTATTGCTCGCATACCAGTTTCACTCTTTGTAAGTTTCAAATCACGTGCAAAGCGATGTAAGGTAGATTGCGAGATATTCAAAGTAGAGGCAAGTTTGCAATTCTCTTTGTCGTGAAAATGGTCCTTCAGCCACTCCAACTGGTAATCTGTGAGCTGCCGTTTATGATAAGGAGGAACAAACAAGGCTTCCCGTAATCGTTTGCGGTCTGTAGGAACTCTACTATCAGTCATTAGCGTTCGTCCCCATTTCCATCTATCACTCCACGCTGTTGACGTGAAGCGAGCTTATCCAAATTCTGTTGACAAACGTCTTCAAGCGACCACCCCATCACATGACAAAGGCCTGCAAGCTGCCAAGCAATGTCGCCAGCCTCCTTGGCTAAAGCGTCCTTTTCTTCATCCGTTATCAAGATAGCTTGAGAATGAAGTACATCACCATTTTCATCACGATGCGATGCGTGAGAAACATAAAGGTCACCCTTACGTACGTGCTTTGCTATCTTTCCAGCAAACTCACCAACCTCGCCCATAAGGTTAGTCAACATATAAAGAAGGTTGTCGCACGTGGGCATACAAGTTTTCATTGCCTTCTCTTGGTATTCGTTCAATTCCATAAATCAAATTATTCTATAGTTTACATTTCCTGTTACATCGATTATTGTCTCTTGCAACTCGTCTGCAATCATCTGCGCAACGAGCTTCGCATTCGGATGAGGTTTACCGGTCTTTCCCAATAGGCGAAGTTCTAATATATGTCGCCATTCAAAGACATTGTAGGTGTAGACGACACGAGTTGCTGCATCAAGTGGAAGGTAGCCACGAGCATCCTCTGCCTTTAATCCCATTCGCATCATCAGTGAATAGAAGAAGTCAGCAACACGCCAGCCAAGGCGAGCCGTGAAACGTTTCAGTTTGGAAACACTATAGTACCAATGCGGCTCACAGATAGCTATACCACCACGTTTACCAAAACTAACATAACGTGTGCTCTGCTCGGCGATGTTGTTAGGTGAGGTTCGATTGAGTTCGCGGCTCGTACTAATTTGTGTCGTAACACAAACGGTATAGCGAATCAATGCAAAAGCAGTAGGATGCTTATACTGCTTAACCTTTTCAACAAATTCAGATAGACTAACCTCGTGTAAATCCAACTCATTATGTATATTAGGAGTCAACTCCATAAATGCCTGAACATTCATAGCAACAAAATAAACACGCTGCTTCTTTGTCTTCTTATAAGTCAGACCGATATACGGAGAGAATAACAAACGAGAAATGGTAAGATAGTCGCTAACCTCGTCAAGCGTAAACACAAAGTACTTAGTCCCATGACGGAACATAGATAGGTGATTGCGCTTTTCTAAGAAGTTGCACAAATCTTTAGCTGTGCGCTTTCCAGTCTCACTACCATAGCAAACACGTGCCGCACGAGCGACCAAGGTGTGCCAGTCTTCTGGACATAGCCAAGAAGTTACTTCAGGTTTAAGGATTTTCATTAGCTTAATCTCTTTTTTAGTTCCTCACAAAGAGTATCAACATCATTAAAGTGACCCATACCTAAAAACTCATAGATAACTTCCTTTAGTAAGGTCTCTTCGCCATTGTCATTTATATATCTTACGACACTTTTAGCTTGACCATTATAGCCAGTATCAATAGCACTATTACCATCATCACTTGAGAGGTCTTCTTTCTCAACGAGATAGCCACGATCTTCTAAATACTCAACGAGGTCATCCTCGTCGATGTCGTCCAAATCAATTTGAACTTCTACTATTCTATTCACCATAAAAAATATTTAATTAAAAAGTTTATAAAATACACATTCTACTTTAAAATCTTAGCCCAAAAGACACGTCTTTCTATATCAGAAGCAAAGTGAAGTTTTTCAAAAGAAATACTACCTGTCCTATATATATTCCCAATTAAAGATATGAAAGAAGCAATAGTTATGGTCCCATTTCCAGAATTTTTCCTTGATAATACCTTATAATAACTATCACAAACCTCTGGGTTATAATTTGAAGTCAAAGCAAAAACACGATGAAAGAAACTCCTTCCTGGGTTTTCACCTAATGATGCTAAAGCAAAACCGACATCACGCCAAAGATCATAACTATGAGGGAGAGCAAGATGGTCACGTTCCATTGCTGAAATAAGTTTATCAACAAACTCAACAGAGTTACCGACACTATGAGTAATATTAGCGGCAGACTTTGGTTTAATGTATTCATACATTCCTTTATAAGGAATAGCCTGCTCATTCACATAAGGATGTTCATCATACGAAGCAAAGCGGATGCGAGTTATATCGCTACAAGCATTATCAAGCACTATACCCATCGCTGCATATTCCTTTTGTAAAGCACGGAACTGCTCCTTATGATGTTCAGGATATGCCAATGGTATTAAAGCGAAATATCCAGTACCAGAACATGAACGCATATACATAGCGACCTCGGCACGATGGCGAAGAGTGCGCAGAATGGTTCCAAAGTTACCGATACTTGTATTATCCCCAAGGTCAATATCTATAGCCACAAAGCCAGTGTGCTGTATTAAGCAATCACCTTTACGCCTTGAGAATAATCCTGAAAGCGTAGCACCTGGCAGCTGCTGTTTAGTCAGCTTATAGTCCTCGTGCTTTTTTGCTTCAAGTGGACCATACTCCGCCACCATATCCCGTAACCTTAGGACAGGTTCCTTCCAACGTTCACCAAGAAGAAACTCAGCAATTGTAATATCACCAGTTCCTATCCTATCCTTAGCAGAACGATAGACGCTACACTTCACATCAAAGATGCTCATAATTAATCTTCCTCACGTTCTTGATTATACTTAGAATAAATCCACTTACCAACAACTTCAATAAGCAAAGCAAAAATCCACAGCAGGTGAAATCCAACAGCAAATAGAAGCAAAGACCATAGTAAGCTGAGCAAATAGAATACTATCGTAATTGCTATTTGTGTTCCAATCTCAGTAAGATAAGACTTATAATAAAGCCTATCCAAGAAGAAACGCATTTCCTCATTAGTATTCTTACGTGTGATAGGAAGAACCATAAAGAAGAAAATAACGAAAAGATACATCGCCATTCCTATCTTTATATATATACTATCCATAAAAAGCAAAGCTAAGATATTCGTTGAAGATAACAAAAGTATCTCCAGAATAAAGCAAAACTTCATAGATTTTAAGTTTTTATTCATTTGACAATGCTTTTATTTAATTCTACGTTGCAAAATTAAACATTTACTTTAATTTGACAAAATAAATCAAAGAAAACATTTAATATCTATCGCTTTTTTAACATTTGTCGCATTCTATAAATTATATCAACTATCATCAATACCCCATAAAAAGTTCATTCAACATCCAAAAGGAGAAGCTCAAAGTGAAAAATCTCCTTTTGCCTTAAAATCTCCCTGACTTTACACAAAAAGACTGAATCACCTATTTTGTAAAAGACAAAAACAAAATAAAAAGATACAGAAAGATGTAAAAGGAGACACAAAGGAGAAACTAAACTTAACTTATATCCCTATAATTCAACAAGTTATACTTTAAAAGGAGAAAATAAGATATATTTTCATAAACTTATAGCGCACTGAGAAAAAAAATAAGTAAAGCAAAATAGAGAAAAACAAGTACATTTCCCCTCTCTTTGTTATCTTTCAACTATCCATAAAATACTAATAATCAAGGTGAAAGCGGAGCTTTAGTCATTTGCAATATACTATTTAAGGTACGGAAAAATAACGCTACTTGGCAAGAAAAATTTCTTCAAAATAATATATAGGGTATCAAGAAAAAACGTCTTTTTCTCCTTTTAAATACGTAAAAATAGCATTTTGTACTGAAAATCAACCACTTAAATGAAAAGGAGAGAAAACGAAAATCTCCTTTTGCATCCTTGAAGTCTCCTTTTGAGATAAAAGAGGGTGAGAATAGAAGGATTTGAGAAGACTAAATGTCAATCACAAAGAGGGCGAGAGAACAATTTTGTCCCTACCGAACAAAGGTGAAATGTTAAATTTGCGACAGAGATTAGACGAACGAAGAATATAAACAAGAAAAAGTATAGATATGAATTTTCTGAAGAAACTTTTCTCAAGAAAGACAAAAAGTGAGAGACTAAGAACGGACGCTTCACAAGTATTCGCTACATTAGAAACAATGGAAAAGAAAGGGTTATTGCTGTGGGACACGAAGAACAGAAGGCTGTTCATAGCGGAGCCGTTAGCTATCCTTATGATACAAAAAGAACAGGGATGGGTAGCCTTCTTACAGAATGTAGCGTATTGGCAATACTATAAGGAAGTGCAAGACAGTTGGGATAGTTATATCCGCAACGAGGAGTTGAAAGCTGTCAGACGTGCAAAAAGAAAGTATGCTATGCTGACCAAGATGGATATAGAGCGCATACGAAGACAGCGCAGAAGCGAGGTACAAGAGGCTGAGAAGAACGCTATTGAGATAAAGCCATTTGAACTGTTCATCCTTGGCGACAATTACGAAGGGTCATATATTCAAGTTAGCGAAGAAACAACCAACGCTGCAAAGGAAAGTAAAGAAGCAACCAATCACGTCATAGCCGTAGGAGATTACAACCCTATCACGCAACAAGTGAATATGGCACTATGGAAAGATGTACAAAGTGCGCTACAAGAAATCAATAGTGAGAAAGAAAGTATGCGTAAAAAGCATAGCGACATCGACGCACTTGCTGCTCGAATAGCGGAAGGATAAAAAGGAACACAAACTAACTCAACCACTATTAATAGCGAATGCCTACCACCTTCACAGGTGATAGGCATTCTTTCAATTAAATACTTATGGCGCGAGTTTAATACACTCTAAAGAAGTTTCTTATAGCGTTCATTTTCAATGCACTGTTTACGAGGAGACACCTGGTTAAGTTCTAAGCCCAACACCCACCAACCGTTATACATCATAGGAATAGTTGCCCAGGAAGCACTATCTAAATCCAATCCTCGCAAAGCCTGTAAGTCAACATCACTAAACACCTTGCCTGTTATAGGACATTTCCCTTTTCTACGAACAGTGAACAACCATATAAGCAAGTCATTCACCCACTCATCCATTTCAACCTTCAGAGCAGCAGCATTATCATCGTCCTGCTTTGCCGACTTAGCCAGCGATACCTGAGGCTGTTTAGCAAGGAAATATAACGTATGTCGATAATGAACCGTCTTCAAAGAGTCGTGCAATTCAGCATCTATCAAAGACGAGTAAGCCAAAGCTGGTGAAGCAGCGGTGTTAACATTGCGCACAAATTCATTCTGCGTATTGATAGTATCAATGCGATAGAAAGCTTTCTCCTTGCTGCCCTTTTCTGGGTTATGCGAAAGCGGACGATAAATTTGTGCCCAATGTTCAAGTATATTATCAAATCGTGAAACCATACAAACACTTTTTATTCTCCAAAGGACAATTCCAACAGAAGACGATACAAAGATAGGAAAACAAAAACAGAGACGTGGGACAAACCTACAAGTCATGTTCACGTAAAATCTTAGGTACGTCCGTATCATGCCCAGTACCTCCACCAACAATGCAAGGAGAAAAGCCAAAAGGAGACACGATTACGCCATTCTGAGAAGGCGAATATCGTCCCAAGACTATCAAAGAGACATTTCCTTTATTCATATTCAAATAACAAGCAATGCGGACATTTGTAATCCGTCGAGCGTAATGCGGGCGAATGTGAGAGCCACCCACTCCACTCTATTTTATGGGATAAAGGGTGAACGGATGTACCTATAAGTCTTTTTCTATCCATAACCAGTTATCTTTAGAAACAGAAGTAATCGTATTCGTAACCACGCCACTACCTATTTCAACAAACTGCAAGAACGTTTCTCCACTCCTTACCCGTTTCTTAGGAGATGACGGGTTACGTCCACGACTCGCACTGATACGTACAGACGATGAAGAATCAGACGGGCGCACGTCACGAACGTACAAAACAGGGTAGTTAAATATCATATTCACACAAAACCACGGTCTTAGGAAAATGCGCTAAAGAAAAGAAATCACTTTTACTCATATACTCATACCGAGTATTTAGCGTACAAGCAACATTACCTGTACAAACATTCACAGCAGCCATTTGACCCCAAAAAAGAAATTTAGGCAAAGAAACAGCCGTCGAGCAAAGATTAATCAAATTCATAATCAACAATCACACACCCCACAACACCACAGATTACGGTTGCAGAGGGATTACAACAAGCAGTACAACAAAGCTCACCTACCCCACTCTTCTTTTCATCATTTCTAAAGAAACGAATATTCCCATTTGGCAACCACTTCGCACGAATAGTATCAGTTCGTTTCACATCATCCCTCCTCACGCACCTTAGCAATCTCCGCATCTGACAACTTATGATCAGTTACAAGATAATGAATACCTGTATCTTCTAACTTTTCATTAGCCTCGAAGAACTTAACAATGCTCTCTGGCTTTAAGAAATAAGATTCATTCACATCCTCCTCAAGAATATCAACAATAGCCTTGTCGAGACGGAAAGGCTTAGGAAAACGATAAGTAGGGAGCTTCAAGTCATTACGAACAGAAAGCATAAAGACACGTTCACGGTTCTGTGGAACACCAAAGTCTTTTGCATTCATAATAGTCCAATAATTCGTATAACCACAATCCTGGCACACCTTCTGCCATTCCTTGAAATCATCGACATTAACCTTGTTAACCAACGCACGAACATTCTCTTGCAAAAGGAACTTAGGACGCAAAGCACGAATAGCATTCTCTGTGTACCACAAAATAGAAGAGCGAGTACCACTATCACGTTTAATACCTGTCCGCTTTCCCGCTTGAGAAATAGACTGGCAAGGAGTTGAATAGGTAAGCAAATCAATATCTTCACCCTTCAGAAACGACCAATCCGCTTTGGTCATATCACCCACGTTACGGTCAGCAAACTGAGGAAAAAGAGAGTTATGTGCCACAACCGCCGGCTGCTTCTCCAAGGCAGAACGACTTTCAGGGTCGAACTCACTCCACGCCTTCAAGTCGAACGTCACATCATAACCCTTCTGTTTAGCATCTGATATAAGACGTTGCATAGCTAAACACTGCGAATCATAACCCGAACATAACGTAACCATATTGATAGTTTTAGGTAATGGAGCACGAAAAGTAGGTTCTTCAAACAAGCTCATAACATCACCCGTCTGTGGTTGTTCGTCTTCGGTCAGCCATATATTACGATAGATATAGTAGAGACAATCAACAACGATAGAATTACCAGCCAATTTATAGCAAGCTGACTTACTCAGTCCGCTTTGCTTAATCTTCTCAATATCATTATCGCTTACACCCATCAAGCGGAAACACTCAGTCGGTGTCAATTTACGAATATCGAAATAACGCACAGGATGCGTTGGGTCTTTCTTTCCCAACAAGTCAGGATGACCGTCAGGATAAATCTTTGCAATCATACTTTTATTAGAATTATTATTACTAATGCACACAGAAGGAGAGGTATTACCATTCCCACCAGTCGAGGAAGTAATCGTATTACAAATATCCTTAAAGTGCCAGTTTAGAACCTTTCCTTTATCGTCACGTGTCCAACCAACAAATTTACAAATCATATTCAATCAACACACAAGATGCGATAAAACCATCAGAACGAAACAGGAAGTTCCGACTACCCATCTTGTAATAGTTCGCTTTAAGTGTTCTTACTACCCCCCCCGTTTCTGGATTAAAGATAGTTCTACATATCACCTCTCTCTGCATCAGTCGTCTATCCTCTGCCAGTTACAACCTTCAGCAAAGTCACGTGTAAACTTTCGGGAAACGGTAGCACCGAGCGTAGTCTTTGCTTTCACTACAGAAAGGTCATCAGCGGTAGCAGCGTGCGTTTCTGTATCGGTAAGCGTACCGGATAATTTTGGGAAGATAGTAACTGGTCCGAACTCTACACGAAAGCCACGAGAGAGAAGTATTTGCGCACGACTTGCCAGACGTTCCATTACTCCACGAATCTCGTGAGCTTCCATGTGCGACTTAGAGGCGACATCCTCGCAAAGGTCGCTTAAAGAGATACGTCCATTAGAGATAGCAGCTAAGGAAGCATAATGCTTACCAGACACCTGTGAGCGTCGATGCTGCACCTTGTATTTGATTGCCATTCTTTTCATATAACAAAGATAATTAAACGTTATATTTTAGTTAGGACAGATATATACCTGCGAAAACTGAAAGTGTACACTTTGACGATACTAAAGTGTACACTTTAATGATGCGAAAGTGTACACTTTTGAGAGTTGAAAGTGTACACTTTAATGCTGCCAAAGTGTACACTTTTGGTTCACTCTTAAAGGCGAAGCGGACTAAAGAATGACGTGAAAACGGTTACTCTTTATCTTTAAGGAAATTAAGAACGAAATAGCGAGTAGGCTTTACAGGAAAGCAAAGCTGTGTTGTCCACGTCTTATTTTCATATTTGACTACCTCGTAATGTCCGCCGCCATACTCGCACAAGAGCAACGCAGGACAGGTTGGACGTGGATAGTCATCAACTGAAAGCCAAAGTTCCTCAGGGAAATTCTCCACTGCGGTTAACCATTCATACGGCGAGCGTCGCGGATAATCTCCATAAGACAAGACAGGGCGACTACCCTCGTAAAGACAATGAAGTCTCACCGCCTGCAAGGGGAAGCTATCGTTAATAAACTTTCCAAGCAAGTAGATACCTTCGACAGACAAAGGCATATCGCCTACCAACATCTCCAGACTTCCAGTCATTCGAGATACAGACTTGTCGAAATAATCAACGCACTTCTTTTCCAACACATGTTGCTGTGCAATACGTTTTTGTTCTTTCTTCTTATCAAAATACTTTTTGAAACTAAACATAGGTCGTTTAAGTTTAAGGGTTGTTTACTTTCGCTTTATGCGGTTTTTACGTTTACGATTACGTCTATTCGCATACGGGGTAGAGCCTTTTCTGTTCTTTCTCATACGTGAAAAGGTTCTTGAACGCTCGAGATTGTCGAACGAGGTGTGACACCTTAAAGGCATACTATAAAGGAGATATGTATTCATCATCAGCACTATCTAAGGAATGGAATATCTTTATCCGAGAAGTCCTTTTCGTGTTCAGCAGCAAGTAAAGTAAGGTGAGTATAACTCTCCACAACGGCTACCACACCAGTGGAAGCCTTTATTAGAATCTCTTTTCGAGAAAGTTTCTTCCCGTCCTTACCGTCATCAGTATCAGAGATAACTGGACCTTCAACCTTGAAAAGTCTGCAATTAGGACAAAAAAGCCTACCGAAAGGTTTCAAGGTGGAAAGGCTTATAGAATCTATATCCCCTTCAAGAGGTTCGCCACAAACAGGACACACAAACGTCGATGCTAACGAACGAAAACGATTTACTACTTTAGCAGCTTCTAAGAGTTCCTCTATATCTTTCTCTGTCATAAGTCAGGTATATTATTCTTGATTGATTTCTTTTCTTAACTCTCTGCACAACGCCATATTAGTTCCCTCGACACGGGAAACGTTATCGGCGGCATTTAAGAAAATTCTTGGCAAGTTATAGATGTTAGCCAAACAAATTTCCAGACGGCACCCCTTACTAACAAGGGCTCCCATCGTAAAGGCAACAGCATCCGCTTCACCTAAGAGAGCTTCTATGTCAGCACCCATAAAGGCTGCGTAACGCTTACGTTCAGGAAGGTCCCAAACCTCTTTGGGTAGTCCAGTTGATATATCAAGTGGATTGATAATCTCCCAGTTTGGGTGTGCTGCTGATAGCGTTTCAGCGATGCGCTTGCCTTCAGCAATCGCCTCTTTAAGAGGGCGACCGCTGATAGGCATACTTAGATAGACTTTTATCTTTCCCATAAATCAGACAACCATTGGCATTACCATACAGATTAGCGCACTATTGCCTTCCTCTGTGAGAACAAGCGCATGAGAAGCATCAATCAACTTGAGCACAACGTTAGTCGATGCGATAGGTGAAAGCAAGTTCAACAGAGAAGACGACTTCATACCGATAGTAAAACCGTCAGGGATATTACTATCCTCGCCAAGAGGAACAAGTTCATTAGCACTACGGGCAAAATCAATGTCAACCGCTTCTAACAGAAGACCATCAGCCTGCTTAGTTAGCTTAACAAGATTGTTCGCCTCGCTTGCCATCATAGAAACACGTCGAAGCGACTGCTTCAATCGGTCACGGTCGAGCGTAATATGATAAGGTTGTTCTTTTGGGATAACGCTTGAGTAGTTTGGATAACGCTGTTCACTCGTACTGAAGATAAAGGTAATATTATCCGCAGACACCGTGCAACAATAGCCATCAAACGAAACCTTCACTTCGCTGACCTTATCGAAAGCAGAAAGGAGAGCAGATACAAAGATATTCGGAACAGCTACGCCAGCAGCTTTACCCTCAGTAATGAACGGAACCCCATGCTCCCATACGTAACGAAAGAGATTATGTCCATCAGTACCCACGAAAGTAATACCGTCATCCTTAATATCCAAGTAAACAGAACTTAGAACAGGGCGAAGCTCACTCTTCTTTGCCGATGCTAAGAGCGCATTACTTACACAAGGAAGGAGAATATCGGTAGGCACAGAGACCGTAACGAGATTAGTGTGAGACGACTTCAATACAGGATACTCATCCGTGCCAAAGCCGGCAAAAACAAACTCACCACCGTCATAAAGTACCTTGATTTCACGAGTTTTGTCATCCACTTCGACTGTGATAGGCTGCTCAGGTAAGGCAGAAAGCACTTGAAGAAACTGCCCATGAGGGATACAGATAGGCTTGAAGGCTGTGCCGTCTACCATAGTAATATTAACCTTGATAGTCATCATGCTCTCGGCACTTCCCGCTGTCATCAGATAAACCTCCTCCTTTGGGTCTGGCTTAGTAATCAGTACGTTCTGGAGGATAGGCATAGGGCAAGACTTCTGAATCACCTTACCAAGAACGTTTAACGTGCGGACCATCTCCGCAATAGGAAAAGTAAATTTCATATCGTTGTTATTGTGAATTATTATTCAAGAAAAGCTGCTGCTGCCGCCCTACTCTCTATCGGAATTAGGGTGCGGGACGACAAGCAGCGAGCATCAGATAGTCAGTTTAGAAAGGCAGGTCGTCCTCGTTTGTCGGTGCACCTGCAAATGGATCTTCATCAGGCTTAGGTGCAACGTAGCCAGAAACACCCTGTGCAACAGGAGCCGTATAAACCGCCTGTGGCTTTGGTTGCGCCTTATGAATATAGAGGGAGCAAAGACGGAAGTTCATACGATTTCGTACAGCCTTAAAGAGAGAGGTGTTCTCATCCGTTGGGTCTTGTGTAGCCCATTCAGGATGCTTACCACCGTCAGCATCAATCACCTTCTTAGCCACCGCCTTAGCATAGAACTTAACAAACTCGGGTGTAAAGTTCATCACCATTTCATGACTTGGTACGTCTTTTTTGTTAGGGTCGTCACCACGTTGGATTGCTTTCTGACGGATAGCGTTACCATAAGCCTCATTGTAAGGCCAGATATTCACACGCAAGACAGCCATCTGTTCATGGGTTTGAGGATTATCCTTGACGGAAATCTCATTAAAATCTAAAGGGATACAAACGTAATTACGTTGTGCACCATTCTCTTCCATACTCATCAACTTAGCATCTTTTAGCTTTAATAAGTCGATGTTTCCATTAAAACTTGCCATATTGTTACTATTTAATTAAAAAGGTAAATCACTTTCATCAACTGCGGGAGGTGTGGGGGTTGTTGTTGTAACAGTGCCGCCACCACCGCTATACTTTCCTTGTCTACGGTCCTTAAAGTCACGCCAACGCTGTCGCTCTTCATCAGTAAGAACAACCACATTGCCCTTATCATCGAGGATAGGCGCAGGGTCAGGTTGTTTCAAGAACTCGGTGTAAGTTGCCATCAGTTCGTCATAATCGGCAGGCTCCTTATCCTTTGTTCGATAGAAGTAAACAGCGTGTTCGGTGCGAACTAACTCACGAACCTGCTTCGGCTGAATAGTCGTATCACCTTCCCACTCACGTCCTTCAAAGTATCGACGTGTACACCAAGCCTGGTGCGCAAAGTAGTTTGTCTGCTCAGCCTTGCTTGGCTGTCCATTCTTTGTCTTTCTGAACATCTGCGGTGGGTTCATTGTGATACCACACGTTTCGCAATAATCCATCACACGACGCTTGAAAGCCTTTGTAGAGAACGAATCGTTTTTATTCTTAGACGCTTCGGCATAGTCAGCCTTGTACTCTTCCAACATTGAATCAAGGTCGATTGGTACGCCGTAAACGTGTTCCTGACCAAAGAATACACGAGCGAAACGCAAGAAAGACTCGCCAAGCGACTGAGTAAGCGTACGCTGCTCCATATACTTCTTCTGTGCATCAACCTTTTCATCAAAGCGCATAACGAACTGTACAGCAATGGCACAAATCATAATGAGCTGTGAGCGGGTGCGGTTGCTCATTCTGTCGAGTGACACAGGATTAAAGTCGGGCATTACGTCAGAGATATATCGAGCTGCCTTGTTTTTCAGAATATTCTCACCACTAAATCTATGACTGAAACCGCCTAAGCACACACGGCGCATAGTTGAATCGTCCATATCAGAAAGTGGATAGTTACTTGAAACCACGTGCCCAGGACCTTCAGACAACTTGATTTCCTGTGGATCAACAAATTTCTTTTGTGTCACAAAAGAGCCTGTTGCATAGTTGTAAAGCGACTTAATCGAGAAGTTCTGATTGACATCCTCCCAATGGACCACACGATGATGACGATGCACATAACGGGAAAGCGAGAAACTAAGATCACGGCTCGGCTCTATGTTCTTACCGTCAATATCGAGGATATAACAGCACGAACCGGCAAACATCTTCACGAAAGTACTCTTACCTGAACCACCTTCGGCACGTCCGTTACTACTGACAGTATTCTCAACAAGATAAGGAATACAATTCGACTTACTTTCACGGTAACGCCACAAGACACGTCCGAGACAGAAGACAAGGTTTGCCATACGTCCGTCCAACTCAAGTTGCTCTTCTGAAGAAAACGTTTTACCAGCATGAAGAAGGTCTTGTTCTGTCTTCCAATCCTCGTTAGCAAAACCACGCAATACACGTAAAGACGGACACATATCCTTGTCTTGCTTACCTTTCCAGTCCACCATCCAACGATGACCTTGTGCCCAAAGAGCGAGTTCCGTACTTTCGCTTGCGAGCTGCTGAAGGGTGTAAAGCGGCTGACCATTGTCGTCTTTCTGTTCACGCTTAGCCTCTATCGCTTTCTTTCTATCTTGATAAACAGGATTTTCCTCAATAGTGAAAGGATGAGACTGTGGCATATAGAATGGCCAAGGCATTACCTCACCACGGTCGATGTTAAAATCAATCTGCGAATAAGGTACAAGCGTTATGTCGTCCTTAGTAATACGAAGAGCACCATTCTGAAAGTAGAAGTAATCTACATCTGGGCCATAACCATCCTTATAGTTTACCTGAACAGCAGGGAGTGAACCGATAGTTTTCTCGTTTACCTCCCTATTGTCACGACTGATAGCTTGCACCATTAGGCGATAGTCTTCAGGGTCAGAGTTGTTCTGGCGTGCATATTCTGTCAGACATTCCTGCACACGCTGAACCATAGAAGGAGCGTCTAACTCGTCAGCGAAAGGTCCGCTAATATGTACAAAACGACCGATCTTATCAGTAGACTCCATATCAACATCACGCACATATCCCTCAGCAGCCATGAACTCCCAGACGGTAGCAGGGTCAATCACGTAATAGTCTTCCTTCACTCGTCCACGTGTATTTCGTTTCTGTTTCTTCTCCATAGGACAAGAACTTAAAGCCGAAGTTATACAAGCAACAAAACGGCGATCAAGGTCGTCATCATAGAGGAAGCTCTCTTCTTTCGGCATACGATAAGCAAGGAAGAAGTCGCGAACGGTACGAACAGGACGTGCAAAGACACGAGGAGTGCGGAGATAAAGACGGTCGGACATATTAGGAGGCAAGGATGCTCTCAGTATGTCACGATAACGCCTTCCTATAGCACGAGCAGCAAGGACACTACGATTGTCGTTAGGGAAAAGCGTATAAACTCTTTCAGCAAAACGCGACAACTTATTATAATGTACAGGTGAGAAATCAACCTTACCATAACTAAATGCTACGTGGAACCATTTCTGCTGTGTTTTAGGGAAAGTGTATCTAAGAGCTTTCAGATGATAATAAGTAGCCACTGCATCCTGTGGAGTCGTGCAAAAAATCACACCCTGAGCCTTGACGTCCTTGTCTTCGATAGGTTCTTCTGTCAATTGCCAACGACCATTAGGCACGCCATCTTTATCTTCGCCCTCCGTCCAGACCTGTTTAGTTTCAGTCACGGTTTCCTCAGGATCAAGCGTATCTATAGCACGACGAACAGCGGTAGACTCCGTAGTACGATGTTCTACAGCAAAGGTAAAGACCCTATCACCAGACAACCATCGTGACACTTTGGAAGGTTTAACCTCTTCATCATTACTAAAGACAATAGGCGGCACGTCCATAGCAGGACGGAACACGCAACCACAACGTTCATCTTCTGCGTCGACGTAAGCAAGAAAGAGAGGATTGAATGGTGTACCATAAATCTTCTCGCTGACGGGTTCACCGTTACGGTTGACTGCTGGTAAGGTGCATTCTGTAAGGGAATAGATAGCAAAATCCTGTTGAATAAAGTAAGGCTCAAAATGCCATTTACTATCCAGTCGGTCAGTATCAAATCCAAAGTGAGCCTTATTGCTACTATCCACCCATACCGAACACCCAAGAGCTGTAAGTTCCTGTGGTGTGAAGTCGGTCTTAGGTTGGAAATCGAATGACGTTAAAGGACGGTCGCTGACACCACGATAATCACGGTGCAAGATAGACGGCCACCGCTTCGCAATCTCGTCTTCGCTGTACCCACATTTCACGGCAAGTTCACGGCACACCTTGCGCAAGTTCTCCCCCTCTACGGTGATAGAAGAAGCACATCCCTTGTGTTCACTCCAGAAGCCAAGGTTATGAATAGCCGCATAGAGTTCGATAGCACCATAGCCCTGTCGTTTCGTGCGAGTACACATCCAACGTGAAACAGGGTCTTTGTATAGTCCACCTCTTTCATTCTTATAGATGATAAAATGAGGAGTATTAGCACCATCGCCCTCTTCCTTACTGAAAGGGCACCAGCAAGCCGTCTGCGTGTCGTCGTTCTGCACGTCAGCAGGACGAACAAGCATCGTTAGCGGCAATGCTGCTATCTCCGAGATAAGAGGGTCAAAAATCATATTGCTCTTTTGTTTAGAAGTTCTTTAACATTCAGGCTTTTATACTTTATCTTAGAATAAGCAGCCCTGTGTTACAAGTTGAGGAGGTTCTTGATGAATAGGAATAAACAAACGTTCCTTAACTACTTTATAAGACGAAGCCGAGAAAGTATTCTGGTGTTCCCATTCAGCAACGCAACGGAACTGATCCGCTGGCAGCTCGTAACTACTGATAAATACAGGTTGTTGTTGCTCTGCGCACCAACGGTAGAAACGTTCGTAATCAAACTCTTCAGCAGTGTTATAGACGTTGGTACCCTTATAAGGAATGTCGCAATAAATAACACTATCTTTAGGAATAGAAACATCCGCATAATCAACAGAACTATATGAGAGTTCTGTCCCTCCACACGAAAAAGGAGAAAAAGACAAATGTACATAATACTCAAGACTCTGTAGTCTCTCAAGATGTTCTGTCTGCTCAAAAGATTGACACACTCCATCGCCACCGAATAAGTAAGTCTTTATAGCTCGATAGCGAGATTGATTTCCTTTTATTTCTTTAAGGAAAGAAAAGTCATAGCCCAGTTCTAAGCCAGGACCGTAATCATCAAAAACTAAGGCATAATGAATAGCTCGTTTTAGGGGCTCACGTTCACGACTATAAAGATAATCACGCATATTGTTACCGAAACTCCAGACGATTGCCACATAAGGGTCAGTATCCTTCAACTTATAAAAGTCCTCTCTACTTATCCAACGTTTTTCATTAACGTATTTACCTTCCAAGGCAGCAACAAACAACTCTGGACACATCCAATTAATATCATTAATATGGACAGTCTTGAATTTACGGCGCAATAACGCAGCATGCGAAACGGCACAACCACCGCAGAACAAATCAAAGAAATGTTCTTTATTCGGCAGAATAGACAGGATGCGTTCTGCAAGTCTGTTCTTACTTCCTTTATAAGGTAATCCGTACTTCATCCGCCTTATCCTTCATGTTTTACATTATCCACGCCATGAAGAGCACACCATGTACTCCAAGCCGTAAGTTTTGCATCATAAAGAGCATTATGCGCTAAATTTACCGACAAACATTCAGGTCTACGGAAACCATTGCAAACTGTATCATACACCTTATTATAGTCCTTATGAATCAAGGATAATGCTTCTTCTTTTGAGTAAATAGATTCACGTACGAAAGTTTCAAGAACAATAGAACGTGCATCACGGATAGCGTGATAGTTTACAGGGAACTCTATATCGAAAGTTTCAAAAGCATTGCGAAGAACAGGCACATCAAAGTCTGAGCCTTGTGCCCATAAACAAATACTCTCCGCACTTGCCGTAGAACAAATTTCTTCAAGCCATGCTTTAAAACTTAGAAGAACATCTTTTATATGTTCAACATGTTCGCTAAGGATACTATTCTTCAAAGTAGCATCTCTTTTACTCCACCACTTACAAGTCTCGGGGTCAATATCAAAGCCGGACATCATAGCCGAACGAAGGTCTACACCAAAAGAGACTTCATAAGCATCTTCAAATAGCCGTTCTGACTTTTCTTCAAAGCGGTTCCATGCAACCGCACCGATTTGTATAATAGCCGCTGTAGGCGAAAGACTCGCGGTTTCTAAATCAAAGGTAACATCTAAATGTTTCATGTCTATATATTTAAAAATCTATCTAAGTTCAAATACTTTACCTTACAGGTCTGTTTGTTTACAAGTTGTGATTCTATTAAGAGCTTCATGTCCTCTAAAGAAGAAAAATGGAAATTAGGCTCATCAAGTTCAACGGCATAATACCAAGAGCCTTTCCCATTTCGTGCAACAGCATCTGTGCAACGATAAATAAAAGCATCCTGTGCTATTCCACGTCCTTTTCCAACAAGAAACGCAAAGGTGTGTACCAACTGCGCCCAGCAAGCACCACGAAAAAGAAAGGTCAACTTATCATCATGCTCACCTCGACAATCGATAGTATAAGCCACAGGGCGCAATAAAGATACACACGTTTCACGTTTCATCTTCTAAACAAGAATCAAACACATTATTAACAATTCATTACTTAACACACCTATTAGAGAGCGATTGTTGCCAAACTTCCTCAAGCATCTGCTCAGCATCAAAGGATACATCACTTGAAGGCTCAAGTTCACGAAGGATAGCAACGATTCCAATACGTTCAAATTCCTTCCAGTTGTCAGAAGAAAAACGTTTCTGAATCGTAACATCACTTAGCATACCTAAAAGAGCCATAAAGTTTTTAAAAGAAGCACGAAGACCCCATTCTTCTCCTATAGCAGTCCAGAACCATCCATCACCCGAACCACCATTAAGTCGCAAGACATTAAGGTAATCGAGGACAGCTTTTTTCTGATTACTTCTAAGGAAAAAATCTTTTACAAAATCAACACCTACTAATTCCCACAAACGAAAGCCTTCCTTAAAGAACCTATCATAAGTAAATCCACGTGAAGCACCATATTTCTCCATTAAGGAATAAAGTTTTTCTTTATCAATCACAGAGACATCTGAAGATTGCAGTCTTTTTTCTCTTATTAAATTTTGTAAAATCATAGATGCTTAATAATATATTTTGTAAATTTCGGTACAAAGTTAAAGTTTTTCTTTAAACAAACAATGTTTTTCTTCAATTTAATTTGTGAATTTAACTATTTTCTCAATAAGATTAAAGCAAAACATTGATATTTCAAGATAAAACAACAAACTATACATACAAATATTTAACAATAAAATTTAAAATATGGAATACCGTTACAATTACAACTTCCTTCTTCTATGGATGGAAGTTAATCAAAAGACTAAGAAAGATGTTCTAAGAGCATTAGGCACAAAAGACTACGGAAGTGTAAAAAAATGGATGGAAGGAAGTATTCCTATGCACGTTGAAGCAATTTTACGTTTATGTAATACATTTAGCATTCCAATAGGAGCATTTTTTTACGACGAGGAAAAAATCAAAGAGATGCCTAATGCTGATATTATATTATCAAATCTCCAGCCAAACAAAACAGGAGTAGAAGGTGAAAAGTATAAAAGCAAGGGGAATATATCAAGTGAAACTATTATAGAAAAAAGAACAAGTATAATACCTCCTTTTGTTGATACCGTTTGCATTAATAACACAAATGAAAATGCTACGAACACAGAACTTATCAAAAAGAATCCTGAAATTCTGGAGTCTCAAAAAGATAACGAGAAAGACCAACAAGCGTCTCAAGAATGCGAAAATAAAATCACAAAAATCCAACTTCTATACGAACGCCAATTGAAGGAAAACGAGAGAAAGCATAAGGAGGAAGAAAATAGAATTAGACAAGAATGCCAGATAAGGTTTGATGCTGAGAAGAAACGCCTAATGGACATTATAGAGCGACTAACAGAAAAAATATCTCTTATTTAAGCTTTATAAGACTACAAATAGCACATTTATAACACAAGTAATGACTTATAAATAAAAAACCTCCGTTATCCATCACGGACTACGGAGGCGATTCACATAAACAAAATAAATATTATGTAGTAAACAAAAGTCTTTTTTATTCGTATCGGCCATTCTTTGAGTAACGTGACATAAACTGACGACCGTCAGCAGCGGCATCAGTCAGTCCGCCACGTCCAAATTTATTTACATGTGCCTTGATACCGTTCTTCTGAAGTTCAGAAAGAACAGAGGATAGCTGTGCTATAGTAGCACCTAACTCCATTATTTGTGCTTGCTGACCAGCTGAATCAGCAATTGAGAACTGTGCAACATTGCCACTATCATAAGCCCTATAACTCATACCGCTTCGATTCTTGTCAAAGCGAACAATCTCTGAAATCAAGTCAGGACGAGCCATCATCAATGCTGCTGTAGTCTCACGTCCGATAACCATCTCTGGGCCACGTTCAGCAACCAATGCTGGCTGACCATTAATAAGCGTGGTAATAGGGTCTTTAATCAATCCCGTCGATAGCTCACCTGCTTCTGTAGCCGCATACACTTGTCCGTCATCACCCACTACAGGATAAGTCTTACCGTCATAGAAACCTCGGAAGGCTTGCACATTACCTGCATCATAAGTCAACATACCGCTAACAAGTTTAGTATTCGTAGAAGTATCAGAAGATTTGTCGCCACCGCCAAACAGTGAAGACACCTTACCCATAGCAGCCGAAAGCAAACCATTCAACAATGCTGTAATAACCGCAACGAGTGGAATACCCCACGGACCAAGTTTACCAATAATATCAGCCGCACCAGCAGCAATACCCATTGATGTTTTAGCCTGCGTTTCAGAAGATTTAGTTTGAACACTTTCTGATGCCTGCGTTTTCTGAGTTTGGATAGCCGTCTGAGCAGTTTTATCCAACGACTGTTGTATCGTCTGCCCAGAAACCTCTGTTAAGGTTTGCTTTGCCGTCTCAGCCTCCTTACTTACCTCAAGTGTTTCTTTTCCACTCTGTTCCTCAAGTTTCTTTTCTTGTTTCTTCTGCTTTTTCTTTGTACGGAAAATAGAAGAAAAACCACTCGTAATAGACTTTAGTAAAGACTTTTCTCCCTTCTTTTTCGCCTTACGTTCATCTTTTACTCCGTCAGTTTCAATAGATACCTCTTTTTTCTTATTCTTTTTCTTTAAGCCAAAGATTTGCTGTGCAAACTCTTTGAAAGACATCTTACGGATCTTCTGACCTCCTTTATCTATAGCGGAAAATTTCCCCTGCTTAGACATTTCAATAGCTTCCTGTTCCTTCGCAGAAGCAGCCATCTGTGTACTAACAAGACGATCATTTATCAACTGGAACATACGACGCTTGATAGTTTCTTGCATCATGTTTACAGTCAATTTTAAGAAACTATTTATCATACCGCCAACAGCCTGTTTAACGGTCTTTTCAGAAGATACCAAAGACTCTCCTAACTCGGTACCAAAAGACTCGATAGGCGCAAACAAGCCATAGAGTTCGTCTATACGGTTCTTCATCTGATTAACCAGTGCTTTGGTGTACTCTATGCTCGTTTCGTGCGCACGTCTTTCTGCCGCTGCAAGTATGGCTTCATCAGCATGTGCAGCCTTTAAATATTCATAAAAACGTTTAGCCTCACGCAAACGAGACTTATATAATTCAACCTCTGGGTCAGCACCAAACGACTGTAATACTTCCCAATTACCATATACACCATAATTTTCGGTAGTATTATCACCTTCATCTCGTCTCCGTTCAGCATCAGAGGTAAACTGCCAGATACCCTCCTTCTGCTGATTCAGTCGAACCTCTTCTGCATCAAAGGCAACCTTTTCGTCTGTATGGTTCCAACGGAAAGTTAAAAGTTTCTCTTGTCTGTCAGCAGCTTTTTTCAAAGCTTCAGTATAATCATCATTATACTTTATCAACGTATCATAGAAAAGACGAATACCATCAGAAGCCTTACCACCGACTTTTGCCCCTTCAGAGAGCGTATCAAAGAGAACACCAAGGTCAACAACGGCAGATGAGCGTTCATCTTCAGAACCAAACAACATATCAAGCAATGACTGTCGTCCATCCATACTGTCAATATTCAACATTTGTAATGCGTCAAAATTCGCTCGTGAGTTCTCGAAGATTGATTGAATGGAAGCATTACGAGTACGGATTACATCTTGTGCATTCGCTCCACCACTCAAGACCGCCTGACTATGCAAAGCATCGAAAGGAGAGAAACCTAACTGCTCAAAAGTGTTTAAGTAATCATTATCAACCTTACCAGTATAATCATCCTCCAAGATTTTCTGTCGACGTGCCTGTTCCACCTTATTAGCCGACTTAGCATTAGCCTGCTCATTCTTTGAAGCATTATGCCAAACTTGATCTAACAAGGAAGTACCAGGACGTTTCAAATCTTTCGATAGTTGTGTTATGCGTCCACGAAGTGCACCAATGTTCACCTCGCCAATACGAGTAAGCAAGACTTTACTCTCATTATAACCGTTTTCATCATCCTGCTCAATCAGATCAGAATCCATTGTTTTCTTAAAGGCGTTCCAATCATTTTTAACATCAGCAATACTCTTTCGTGCATTCGACAAAGCGATGTTCATACGTGCCTTGATACCAGCCTCTAATTGGTCACGCAAAGTTTCTTCCATTTCTGTAGCCGAGGCAACCTTATACAAAGCTGTTATTTGTCGGTCGTAATAATTCTTCACATTATCAATAATAGCCTTAACATCTTCTTCAGCATCCTTCAGCTCGTAACGTTTTGCCTGACGAGCTTCACGCTCTGCCTTTTTTCTCTGCGCTTCAAGAGCCTTAGCAGCTGCTTTTGCCGCTGCCTCCGCTTCCTTGTCAGTGGCAAGTAAATTCAACCCACCATTGTTGTCTGGAGTATCATCTTCCGCAACAACTGTAGAAGTATTGATACCATCACGTAGAGTTTTTTCTGACCGTACGACATCATTTAAACGATGCTGATTATTCCACTTTTGAGCAATATATTTTATCGCTTTTAAAAACTGTACGCCCCGTTTTTTGTAGACCTGTTCAGCATAAGTTTCACCAGATATTTCTGCAAAAATGGGAGTATTAGCAGTCCCATAACCACTGGTTGTTAACTTTGTTCCACCAGAACGAAGTTCATACAAATCATCTATAGCTTTAGGATTTAATCCAAAACGTTTACCTAACGAAACAGCTAAAGTATGAAGAGTCATACCTTTTTGTTTCATAGCATTTTCGACAATATGTCGTAAATCAGCACCAGTAGTCTTTAGATTGTTTTTTTTAGAAAACGAATCATAACTAAGCAAATGATTGATTTCATATTGAGCATAAGGTTCATAATGAGTTTTTCTATACTTATCAATACCCTCTTGTACAGCCTTTTCTTTAAGTTGATCAACAACTTTCTTATAAGCCTTAGCAAGATCTTCCGCCGTAGACTTTTCTGTAAGCATATAGCCTAAGTACGTACCATATTTAGAGTTAAACTCTTTTATAAGGTCAGCACGGGCTTTTGTTCCAACATTCGTCTTATCAAGTTTATCTTTTAAGGCATCCAAAGCAGACTTTTCTACCATAAAAGAAGACACAGTATTTTTCACCTGTGTATCTAATTCGCTCACAGCAGAAGTAGCATCTTTTGTCTTACTTGTAAACTCGACGATGTAATAAATAAGTGAGACTATAGCAGCTATTACAAGTCCAAAGACGTTAGAGTATAAAGCTTTATTCAATCCTTCTTGCGCAATCTTTGCCTCCGTAGCCGCTACAGCTTCTTCTCGGTCAGCAGCAGCACGGAAACGCTGGGCTATAGCAGATGCCATTATAGCATCCTTCATAGACCTAAAACTCTCAACAATCGTTAAGACTGCAAAAGAAACACCTTTAAATAAAAAGAAAGTAACGAGAGCTGGGAGTAAAGTTAAAATAGTCTTTACAGTTCCCGCCAGCATCGTTAAAAAGAAACTGATGTTATGAGTAACGATAGACGACTCTGTTAATGATTTAGAGAAATCATACCATGCTTGCGCCATATCCTTAACAGCACTGACACCTTTAGGATTAACAAATGATTTCTCCCACATGTTATTAGCTCTTTCAAGAATAGCTTGCGCACTCTCCTGCTGCATCTCATATTCTTGAGTTGCTGCTGTACCTTCTCGAAAAGCCACCTTAGCAGTTTCGAGATGTTCTTTCAGCATATCTACATTTTTCGCCATAGTAACCATCACGTTACCAAGACGAGAACCATTACCACCAATCTTATCAAAGGTATCTTGCAAGGCGTTCATATTACCCTTAGCCCTCATCTTCTCAAGAATAAGAACCACAGCATCCATAGTCCTTCCCGCCGTAAAGAGTTTATTGATAGTACCAGGTTCAATATTCAAAACTTTTTCAATCAAGTTATGATTTTTCTGTAATGCGACAAAGAAACGAGTAAAGGCTGTAGAAGAAACCTCCATCGGTAGCTGCATAGAATCAGCAGCAGAACCTAAGGCAAGAACCTGATCTGTCGTAATACCTGCTACACGAGCCGTACCAACTAAACGACGTGCGAACTCAACGATATTATTAGAAGATGATGTGGTCGTTGATGACAACTTGAAAAGAGCAGAACCAATCTTTAACATTGACTTTTCTACGCCAAACTTAGGAATAAGTCCCATCGTTTCAGTCATCTTAGCAAGAGCGGTCAAAGACTCTGGTCCCATATCTTCAGACAAAGCAACCTTCACCTGATTGGCAGCCTTTACGAAATTTTCCAAACCTTCAACACCATACTTACCCATACCAAGTTTACTACCCACATAGGCATCCTGCGCCAAAGACTGAATCGTAGAGCGCGTATCAAGTTTAGAAAGATTTACAGCTAACTTATTTACCTCCGCCGTAGTCAAGCCACTAACCTTACGAATATCATTCAACTGGTCAGAGAACTTTAAGTTATCACTAATAACACCTTGTAACTTTGAACGAATTAAATTAAACGCTCCAAAAACACCAATATAAGCCGTTATGTTTTTAACAGCATTCTTCCACAGGCTATTATGCGTCCGTACAGAACCATTATTCTTGTCTATCTGATTTTTTATAGCAGCTATGTTCTTCTGCATCTGTTTGAGTTTCGGATTATTGCCCGCCATCTCATTCAACTCACGCTTAGCGGCACCGAGAGCTCGTTTTAAATCACGCGTAGAAGTGCCAGCAAGGTTCTTCATAACCTCGTCAACACGTTTTGTTGCAGAAATATTATGCGCAATAGCATTATTATAGGCATTAAATTCCTTTTCAGCCATTTTAAAAGCTTTAGAATTTTGTTGTCCAGTCTGTGCTAACTGCTGCATTTGATTGTAACACTGCTTAGCCTTACTCTTTAGCTCGTCCATCACCTTTTTTGCGGTGGTAGCATTCGCTGTAATTACTACTTGTGCTTGTTTCGTACTTGCCATATCTACACGTTAACTATGATTTCAGAACAAAAGTAAACATCTTTAGAAAAGAAGGTGGGACAAAAGGATGTCCCACGACAAAGAAAAACATTGAGTATTTTTGCGTTATAACATTAAAACAACATTATGCCACAGCCAATTTCAAATCCGATATTCCCGCTCAATAAAGTAATAAGAGACTTTATGGAGCAAACAAACATGCAAATTAAAGCCAACCTTATCACACAGAAGGTTTGGCCTACAGAAATCTATCCAGGCTACAAAATTAAGAATGAAGCAAACAAACGAGACGGACTACCCCACTCTACAGGTGACGGTTCAAGGTCGTTTCAGTCAAGATTAGTAAGAGCAGACCCAGCAGGAAATGTTACACTGGTATTCAATTACAACGACTATATGCGATATGTAGATATTGGTGTCGGCGGAAAGCGAAAGGCTGAGAATGTAGAGAGGAGTAAGAATGCACGATTTCGCAACAGATATATCGCTATATGGGACCCGACAGGCGGACAAACACACCGTCCAGCAATCATGATGGAGTACCGCCACCTACAGGAGCGAATCAGAGACTATCTCGTAGACTTCTATGGATATGAAGGACAGGTTTCAATACTTGGCACCTTCACAGACGCAACCATTAATCTATGGTAAAAAGAAAACGAAATCGCAACCATCTTCACAGACAGTTGCGATTAAATTCTAAGTATATTCACACTTAATATAGAAAGAACTGAAAATTCGCCTTATCACTTACCTTTTAATCTATCAATTTCTTTTTTCTCAGCTATCAGACGTTCACGTTCTGCTTTTTCCTCCTTGCAATACTCATCAAAGTCAGCTGCTTCACGAGCAAGCGTTTGTTTCTTTGTATTCAGCATAAACGTAAAAGCCGCGCTTTCTATCAGCTGCATATCCTTATTATTATCGCAAGGAACGTCAACACCGATATACCAGTTTCGTTTCCATTCAAAAAAGATGGGCGTAGTACCACACTCTGCTGCCACAGTAGTATTACCGCCTGTCAGGATGTCAAGCAGCGAAGAAATACTCATAATAGGCAGAGCCATACGCTGACGCTCAGCGGTAACCGCACGAGAGGCGACCTTTACGGAAGGGCGAACCGCACGAAGATGCACCCGAGCACCCTTTCGTAGTTGACGAGATTGAACTAAGTCAGGCGCAGGCATATCTGAGATGCGAAGATAAGAAATAAAATTACGGTCCTTCATTCGCTTTGTTATTTCTTCTCGAAGCGCATCCTCCGTCATCTTATCAGCATCAGTAATGTTAGCTGTTTGCGCCCAAGTAGCCAAAGAATATCTATCACGAACATCTGCCCAAGACAACAATTTAGAACGGTCATACAAACAATCTGGCTCATCTTTTGGCAACTCATTCTTTTTGACAACGACCACACCCGAGTCCAGTTTTACATTAGGCTCATAGCATAACTCATCATCAATCTTAGTTGCGATACGGAACACCGTAGGATTAGGTTCCTTTTCAAAGATAAGAAAAGCTACACCACCAGCAAACGCATCGTTAGAAGAATGGTAAGCAACAGCCCCCATTCGCTTTGCATAAGCATCTGCTCGACGAAGAGCAAGGATAGCCTGCGAATTAAACTTCCGAAGTCGCTTTCCCGTTTCAGAAAGCGCAGGTAGTTTGTAGTAATACTTCATTATCTTATTATTTTGTCGACAAAGTTAAATAAAAACATTAAATTCACAAAACATATTGATTAAAAATTATACCTTTGCTTTAATTAATTAAACAAAACATTCAACAATATGAAAAAAGACAATAACGAAGAAGAGAAAAGTAGCGGTGTTTCACTTGAATATTACGTTATCCCAGACAAAATTAATGCTTTCATTCAACACTACAAGCCAGCTAAAGATGAAAGCACTTGCGACGAGGTTTATACAGATGCTAAACTACGCCAGTTCTTCAAAGCATGGCCTTGTACATTAGGCGACCCATTGTCGATTTACGCAAGCATGCTAAGGGAGAGCGGATTTATCATGAAAGTAAGCCTATCAGGAGAACCAGCATATTTCGTTTGTCTAAAAGAAAATTAAGGACATCCTGTAAAAGTTCTATTTTGAGGTAAAATTACCTCAAAACGTAAAGTATATACTTTATGATGCTAAGGTATATACTTTATGGTGCTAAAGTATATACTTTACGTTCGCAAAGTATATACCTTAGTTTTTTGAGGGTTATAAGTTTCAAAGAAAGTATTGAAAATCCTTTATTTTTTTTCTAACACAGAAGTAATCAGACAGACACCACTATCTTTTCTACCAATAGCCTTCTTTATAATAGAAATCAGGCGTTTATATTCACTCTGGTTTTTCTTGTCATTACAAAGTGAAAGGTAAGTATCACGTTCTTCTTTCGTTGCAAACTCGACATTGATATTTCCAAGATAAGAGCCTATATGCTTTGCGCTATGAAGCAATGAAGCAAAAATCCCATCGCCGTATGCCGTTAAAACGTCTTGCCATTCTGTAGACAACGCACCAGGAACAAAAGCAGGCTGCTCGTCCTTTACAACAGAAGGAACGATTGCAGGACCAAACAAAACAGTCTGACGCTGTTCTTTTCTCGTTTGATAGTCTCGCTTCCACTTACGCAAAACACCCATTACATAAGCCGCTACATCGTCAGGCTGCTTACGCTCGACGATACGTCGCATATCCTTATAAGCAAATTCAAGGAAGGATTGCAGCTGATTATCATCCATATCTGACATAAGCATACGCAAAGCATAAGCAGAGAGTTCTGGACACCATGCCACATAACTATCAATAAACTTAATCTCAGACGAAGCTCTGTGATTGTTCGCATCACGCAAGAGCGCAAGCTGACCCTTCTTGATAACAAACTCAACTTCATCTGGTGCGCCACGCTTCTTACCTGGCGGATAGACTGGTGAGTACTCAAAAGAGAAATCAATCTCACCACGTTCCATCAGTTTATCCATTTCTTTCTTTACAGGATCAAGAACCATGATACGGACGTTACTCCAATTGTTATAAGGGTTCTTTCCTTCATTCGTTTGTCTGAAATACTCATCAGTAAGCCCAAGGAACTCAAGAAGGTCAGTATAAGGGACTTTCTTATGACCAATGTCACGATAACGACTTAGATAGATATAAAGGCGAGGGGTACGCTTTTTATTACATATCCGTGCAATATGCGAAAGGTGCATCACATAACCATACTGCATAGTGAATATCTCACGGATATTCTCTGTAAGCATAACGATACGTAACAAACCCGTGCGGCGTATTTCATTCTCGCTCTTAGGCAATTCTATACGAGGAAATAAAGAAGCAACTACATACTTACTAATACGTCCACGACCATCGAATACAGGATATTTCATAGTAATGGAACTAAGAACCTTCGCAGCGTCTTCCAAATCATCATAATGATCACGACCAACACCCAAATCAACAGCCGAAAGTGTAAAGTCAAGTGTGTCTCTTTGCATCAAAGAAGAATAATCGAAGATGTCTGGGAAAGTTCTATTCTTTTCCTTCTCAGCAACACTATCAATAATACGTTGCTGTAGTTTCTCAACGATACCCAACAAGATACGCTGCTGCATCAACGTAAAATCTCCACTAATCTGAGAATAAACAAGAGGGTTGTAAAGCCACTTAGATTCCCTAAGGTCAGCAAAGATTACGTTAGAACTTTCCAATAAAGAAAGTCGCTTATCTTTATTAATACGTTTATATCCCATATTATGTATCTTTGGAATACTTATTTAATAGCC